CTTCTCTGCATTTGTTAGAACATTAACAAAATTACCAGAGCGTAGTCTAGGAACAACAAATGTTCTTGAAGCTCCCTCAGCCATTCCTCCATAAAGAAGGTGTTTAGGATTTGTAATAGAACCTCCTTCCTTTGGAATGTGCCTGACTATAACTGTTTCATTTCTGAGGACATTTACTTCTGGTTCATCATCAGTAAACTCATTATATTCCTCTCTAACAGTCTCCTTCTTGCTAACCTTTGGTGTTTCCTTCATAGGAATATCACCAAGTGAAGACTCATCTACTTCAAAGTTCTGTGTAGAATAATCAATTTTCTCTTCCATTTTCTTCATATAATTCTCCTTTATTTAAATAAAGGGAGGAGGGTTACTCCTCCCTTTAGGTTTAATCCTTTATATTAGGCCTGCAGAATAGCAGGAATTAAGGACATTGTTCTAGTAGGATCCAGAACACAAACACCAAGAGTAGCCATTCTGTGGATAACAGCAGCATCCTCATCGAAGCTCATGTAAGGATTGTTCTTAGCACCAGTGAAAGGATTTCTAAGACCCCACTGATATCCTCTGTATTCCTCATCTCCACGCACTTTGCACTTGAAGATATTGGGCTGGTCCATAGTACCAATGTAGAGAATATCATATCTGTAGGACTCAGCAACTCCACCATCAGGATGAATAACCTTATTTCTTACAGGGTCATCATAGAAGGGGTCAACATCAATCTTAACCCTTACACCATTAGGAGCCATGTACTCAGTGAACTGGAATCCAGCAGTGAGAGCATTACTGTGAAGAGGAGAAGAAGTCCTATTGATAACCTTCACAGAGCTATTGTCAATCTCAAACTGGGTCCATCCAGAGATTTCATTAAGAACAGCCTTGTGGAACTGAGAAGCACCTCTTTCACCAGTCTTGATGATGAAGTATCTATCACCAAAGTCAAGCTTGGCAGCAGAAAGCTCATAGAGAGCATCCTCAAGAAGCTTAAGAGAGAAGGTGTTGTAATACATGGTATTAGCAACTTCCATTTGCTCCCTAAGACCAGCACCCATCTTAATGACGTTACCAGACTTACCAAAGTTCATGTACTCACCATTAGCAGTTCTGTTGCTTCTTCCATACATAAGAATATTATTCTTATAATCAGACCACTGGCACTCAACTTCCCAATCAACAACATGCATCCACATGTCCTTAACAGTCTTATTGAGTCTGCCACTTTCAGTAGCCTCAGTAACAGGAATACCAACAGCAAGCTTCTTGTTAAGCATAGAGCCAGGAACCTTATGCTGAATTCTGATAGTAGAGAACTCATTTCTCATTGAGATAGGAGAGCTGTATCTAACATCACCAACTTTCCTAGAGAGTTCCTTCTCAACAGGAGCATACTCAACAGAGAATCTCTTACCAGCAGTAAGCTCAGAAGCGGGCATACCTGCAGTATTGCCACCCATAAGCTCTACCTTGTAAACAGCATTAGTGCCTTCCATGCGAGGGTCACCAAGAATTCTAAGAGGATAAACCTCATTCTTCTCACCAACAATGACCTCACCATCAGCAAACCAATCCTCTCCAAATACTACATAGAAAGGCTCAGTATTAGCACCAAAGACTGCACCGGCTTCTCCAGAAACAGGTCTAGCCTCTACAAGGGGAATGTTTCTTCTAGAAGAACCAACAACATCCCATGTGTACTCGTCATCAGTATCAAACTCCTTAGCAGGGAATTGACTCAGGAAAGTATCCAGAGTCTTGCCTCTATAATAAGCAAGCAGCTGAACCATAAGGTTACTTGCCTTCTGCGGAGCTAACTGAAAAATGGAACCAAGGTGGTTCTCTTTTGTAAGGCCCTTCCAATGAGAAAAGCCTACCATTTGGAATTTATTTAATTTTCCAGCCATAATTTAGTTTTATTATAATAAAATTGAACTTGTGATTTACACATCAAGGTCCCACTTACCATTAATAAATGAATTTGGATCTTCACTAACTCCACTTACAAATTTAAGATTACCATTAGAGGTTCTTGCTGTGTTGTTCAATGTGTGTTCCAACTCTCTGAGACCCTTTTTGACTTCCTTCTTAACCTTAGGTTTAACTAAACCATCAAGGTTCTTGAAGCCATC